CTGAATCACAAAGGAGGCTAAACGATGCGGCGCGGCTGGCCAGACTTGCCGCGCAGCGAGTGGGAGCGTTTGATCTCTGAATGGATTCTAAAGGATTCGTACCGCGACATCATGCGGCGATACCTCTGCGACGGATGGACGCAGGAGAAGATCGCAGAGCGCGCGGGGCTTTCCCTCAACGGTACAAAAAACATCATCAAGCGGTGCACGGACGCACTTTCCGCGCACATGTAAACAGGCAGACACGGCATGCGCTGTGTCTGCCTCTTTTTTGTGCCTTTTTTGGCCTTTTTCTGGCCCGGACATTGGCTGTTTCGTGTCGGACTTTTCCCTCATACTGAACGTAGGAACTGGCCAGTTCACTACATTTTTTGGAGGGAAACTCTATGGAATACGCAAGCAACGGCAAGGCCAATGCGGCCCTGACCACTGGTATCATCGGCACGGCGGGCTTCGGCGCGCAGCTGCTCGGCAATCTGCTCGGCGGCTGGGGCATGGCCCCGGCGGCGATGTGCAGCGAGAACACGCCGGTCACGCGCTACACCCTCGATCAGCAGAATACGATCTCGGAGAAGAATATGGAGATCGCCTACTGGCGCGGGCAGGACGAGACCAACCGGAAGATCTCTGAATCCTACAGCAAACTCGAAAACCGTTTGATCGGTCTTGCGGCGGAAGTACGCGCGAACAAGGATGAGCAGGTGGCCATCAACATGCAGCAGGCCGTGTACAACGGCACCAACACTGCGACGATCAGCTGCATCCAGAACCAGGTGAATCAGCTGCTCGGGCTGACAAAGCTCGTCGTGCCGAACGCCTCCGTGTGCCCCGGCTGGGGTGCTGCGAAGGTGACGGTTGAGCCTGCGACGGCGACGACCTAAACAAAAAGGGGCGGCAATAGCCGCCCCACATTAAAATGGAGGTAAACCAATATGGTGACGATAGATCAGGCCATGCGAGGCGCGGCAAAATTCGCAGACAATGAGATCATTCCCCATCTGCCAATGGGCAAGGGCATTGGAGCCGGAATCGCGCTGGCGCTTATCATGGATGGCGGCAAGGCGCAGCTGCTCAAGCTGCGTGAAAATCCGGCGGTGCAGATGATGGGCGTGATGGACGAGGCCGGGAACATCGACCTTGAACGGCTCTATAATGCGGCAAGGCCGCGCTTTGACGGCCAGAAGCTGCCGATCACGGTGCCGATCATTGGCGAGCTGCGCTTTGACGTGGGCGATCTCGACAAGCTTTACAGATACATTCAGGAGGCGTGACATGGGAAAAGAGCATTATATCGAAGAACTGAAACGGCAGCTGCATGATCTCATGCAGCGCCAGGTGACACTTGGCCGCGCGGAAGAAATCACGGTGTACGCGGATGCCATTTGTGCGCTGCGCCGCATGGACGGGCACGACGAGGCCGAGGGCTTTACCGAGGACGATGCCAAAGCATGGACGGCCAAGATGGAGAACGAGGACGGCACGACCGGCCCGCACTGGACGATGGGTCAGACGGACGCCGTAGCCAACGTCACGGGCGTCCATGAGAAGTCCTGCGTCTGGTGGGCGGCAATGAACATGATGTACTCGGATTATTATTCCGTGGCGGCAAAATACGGCCTTGACCGGCCAGAATTCTATGCCGACCTTGCAAAAGCCTTCCTCATGGATAAGGATTCCGGAGGCCCAGAGGCGAAGATGGCCGGGTATTATCATGGGATTGTGAAGCGGGACTGATTCGTTAGCATTTTCCATTAGCATTTTGTTGTCAAAATCGCTAATGAACTTGCTCTAATCTATTACTGGTTGTCAAAGAAATTGACAGCATAAAACGGAGATATCCATTGAGAATAAAAGAAAAACCAGCAATCTCAATCGATTGCTGGTTTCCTTTTAGGTGGCAGGGGATGAGGGATTCGAACACTGATATAAAGCAATAAAACCGTTGAAAAATCAAGCGGTATTTTCTGCGTTAGCATTTTCGTTAGCATTTTTATAAAAATTCGTCATCGCATTTGCCGCCTTGATTCGGTCGATTTTTGCAATGTGTGTATAAATCCCGCGCACAGTCTGGATGTCAGACCACCCGCCGAACTCCATTGTCTGCAAATCGGAGAATCCAAGATGATAAGCGAGAGACGCAAAGCTATGGCGAAGTCCATGCGCGCCGACGTTCGGAATCCCGAGAATATTGCAGACGTCTTCCATTGTTCGATATAAGCCGCAAGGGGGACCTTCCCACACTGGGCCGGATTTCTTTCCGGCCCTTTTTACGGCTGCTTCAAGCTGCGGAATCATGATCGGAATGACACGCTCACTCTCGACAGTCTTGTTTACATCGCGGGAGACAATTTTATTATCCTTGTCCTGTACGGCGGCTCCGTGGACTGTGATAGTCTTATTCTTCAAGTCAATATCTGAATAGTCAAGCCCCATGATCTCCGAACGGCGGAGCGAATGGAGAGCAAGAAGGGCAGGAATTTCGTATTTGCGTCCTTCCAGCAGCGGAATGACTTTCAGAATTTCTTCCGGCTGCAAGAACGGGCGCTCTTTGGATTTCTTTTTCTGCTTGGGAAGTGTGACGTCCGGTTCTGCTGCACCGGAAGCGCGTAGGCAGGAGCACAGGAAACTCCAAGAGTTCTTTGCAGTCTTATAAGAATATTTCTGGTATGTAGCATCTACAACGGACTGCCAGTTTATATCAGACGGCTTTTTCTCGAGAATGTCGTTGAATCTGTGTCGCTGGATGATGTCATAGCCGCGAATCGTCGAAGGGGACGTATCGCCCGGCAAGGAATCAACATAATCTTTCATGATCTGCTTGATGGTATTCTTTGATTTCGGCGCTATGACGCGCGTCTCCGCCCGGTGTTCGGCTTTTATGAGCTGGGCTTGACGGATACACTCTTTCTTTGTTGAGGCGGACACGGGGACGCTGACGCCGTTCAGACGCATTTGGATGAACCATGTGCCGCTGGGAAGCTTGCGCGGTTCCGGGACTTTCATTTTCTCACCTAGATTCTGATTGGTATTTTCACAATGCTTTGCAGATGGTCGCGCACCCAGCCGATATTAGGACTGAGCAGATCGACGAGCAGGAGTATCCCGGCCAGAAAGATAATGCCGAGCAGCGCGGCGATGATCTTTCGCTTTAACTTCATGGATTGCTGGCAGAACGCGACCGTTTGACGTAGGTGCTTAATTTCCTGCTGTGCGTCGTGAAGCTCCTGCGGGATATCAGATTCCTGTGGAACATCATCCGGATGGATGTCAAAAAAGCGGTCGAGCGAGATATGCAGGAGGCGACAGACAGGGCCTACAGTGTCGATTCCGGGATTTAATATTTCCCCACGCATGAATTGACCAATGTTTTTCAGAGACTTTCCGGAGGCGTTAGCCAAATCTTGATAGGTCATGTTCGGATAGCGGCTTTCCTTCTTGTTTCGACAAATTTCAGACAAATCTTGCTTCAAAAAACGACTTCCTTTCAAAAAAGCACTTCTATGGGAACAAAAAAGGACCTTACGGTTATCGACAAATCACCTTTCCGAGGTGTAATCTGTACTTGCAAGCAAGCTCCCACTCGCTTGCGGCAAGCCGAAGCCCCGCCGCCGGGGAGATTCGACGGCGGGGTGATTCACAGTTAAGAAATCCGACCGTAGAAAAAATAGCCGCGATTTTGTATAGGCTGATGATTGATATATTGAAACGAATGTTTTAGAATGACGGTATGCACAACAGAAGCGGAGAGAGGAAGGAACGGAAGATGGATAGAGAAGAATTGATCGATCACATTAAATCTGGACTGGAAGAACTGAGCGCGGCGGAACTCATCGAGGTTTATTCCTGCTGCGTATTACATCATTACCTCGTCTCCCACCAATAGTGCTCACTTGTGCGTATATCCGCGCGAATGATTTCATCTAAGCTACTGTATTTACTCGTGAAATCCATATACGCATAATACCATGTTATATCAAAATGCGGGTTGCAAACCCTGCACGGGCGCATGTGATACTTTTCAACAGTTGCAGCATTTACCGGATGTGCGACGTTTGCATATCGGCATCCGGAAGAATGATAGATATTTTGGTTGGATGAATAAAACGTGTATATGTCATAAATGGTAGAGTGCGGCAAACCATCCTCTCCAACATAACACCCGTTGGGAATTCCGGTAGCACGGCCAATGGCTGTGAAATATTCCACACGGTGCTCTCGCTGAAATTTGCGTGTACGAACGGTTAAATCTGTAATGTAGGTTTTAAGATAATTCGTGCAAATCGGAACAAGCCCGTCGTAGAGGCGTTTCCTGCCACATATCGCATCGTACTGTGCACGAAGTTCTTCACACATTGCAGACCGCGCAAGGCGTAAAGAATCATATTCTTCCTTATTTTGATCGGTCGGAAGAATATTATTTAGATCTCTCATGCACTGATTAAGTGTTGCGAGCCGCTCTTTCTTCCGGCGGAATGGATTTGGAATTTTGGAAATGACAAAGTCTATTCCATCTTGGACAAAAGGAATCTTGGTAAACGGGATAAGAATGATAGCGAGTGACATCATAATCACCCAAACCGGAATCTTCGGTTCGTTTTTTTCTGACGCTGGTGTAGAAGATGCGGCGGACGCATTCGCGCTCTTAGATGAAGAAGTTCCGGATCTCGCGCCTGTTTGATCATCAAAATTATATGGGCAGTCGGCTTTGCCGTCACCGTCTAAATCAGTATGCTGATGTGCTCTATATCCATGATGATAATGATATTCACCGGTTGCGCTATTATAATGCCCGCCGCGACCGTCTGTACGGCCCGGATGCGCGGAGGCAACGGACAGTAATAAAAGTGCCATGATCATGCAAAGAGAAAATTTCTTTATCATACATCATCCACCAACGTAAAATGTGAGAGCAGAGAGGAAAAGGAAAATGAAGGATATAGACGAAATGACAAATGAAGAGATGGATGTTGAAATTGCGCAAAGAATCAGGGCTTTATCGCCAGAAGAAAAAACTCAACTTATTTCTCACCTGTTACGCCTCGTAGCTGTGCAAGAAGAAAACGCTTCTGCTCCGCTGGAAGCTGTTTGACCAGAGATAGAATCGCAAGATCCAGCTCGTCGGCGCTTGATGCGTCGGCGGGCTTTTCTTCTCCCCAGCCCATGAGATACGCAGGGGTCGTGTCAAGCGCATCTGCAAGTTCTTGGATGCGGTTCAATGGTAGATTCGTCACGACCTGATTTTCGTATTTCCCGATGGTCTGTTTTGTTGTATTCAATTTCTCGGCAAGCTCCGCCTGTGTCATGCCTTTTTGAATACGAAGATAGCGGATTTTTTCAGAAAGATTCATAGTATTCACTCCATAAGTTCATTATAGCGGTAACTTGTAAATTTGCAATATATTTTCTCAAAAACACTTGACAAGTTACTAAATGCGGAGTATACTAAAGACACCTGGTAAGTGTCAAGGGGGTGACGAAAATAAATAAAAATTTATACCGTGCCGCGCTTGCAAAAGCAGGCTACACGCAGGAACAGCTTGCAAAAGCACTTGGGATTGCTGAATCAACGCTTATTCGCAAGGTGAAGAATGACGCGATCACAATGGATGAGGCGAACAAGATCATTGGAATCCTGAAAATCGATGATCCGAGTTCTGTTTTTTTTACTCAGATAGTAACTTAATAAGTTACAAATCGAGAAAACTGATGAAGGAGGAATGAGAAATGCCGAAACTGGCAGTCAAGCGGGACACGGATTACCGTCTGTCCGTGATGATTCACGGAGAGATGGGCGCACAGAACGTGAAGCCGGAAAAGGCGGCGGAGTACGCCGGGGTTTCACGGCCTACGCTTTACAATCTGCTCAAGCGGCCGACGGCGTACTTTCCGCAAACGCTGCGCCTGATGCGGGCGCTGAGCATCCCAGTCGAGGAAATGCGGGCGGCGATCAGCTACCCGTGGTAAAGGAGGAAGGAATATGATCTCAAAGAGAGAATGGTACGCCGCATTGCAGCGGACGATGAAGCGCGTGGCCCTGATTCTGGGGGGCGTGTTCATGATGGCGGCGTTCTTTTACTGGCTTGTGTGGGGCTTTCGCCTCGACGCGGCTGTGATGGCGACAATGTCTGTCGCGCTGGTGGGGTACGGGATGGCATGATTGGCTGGATCTGTTATCTCGTCTCCCGGCTCAAGGCGGCGTGGAAAGCGCTGGAGGAAGCCGCAGAGAGGCAGAGAAACTACTGGGGCGCGGAGGATGACAAATGTTTGTGAAGCTATGCAAGGGATGCCCACGCGAAGAGATCTGCCAGGAGCGCATTTGCAAGTCCAGCTGGCAGCGGGAATGGCTGTGCAGCTGGGACAACATCCGCCGTTCAGGGGCAAAGAAAAAGGCTGCCCGCGTGGACAGACGCGAGCAGCCAGAGGAAGACAAACCGATCAGCCATCGGGAATATGTCTTTAGTCACATTTTAACAGCTGGATGGAGGGATGTCAAGTGACGCAGTGTGAAAAGGTGCTCCGGCATCTCCGGACGTTTGGTTCGATCACGCCGATGGAGGCGATGCAGGAATACGGCATCATGCGGCTTGGGGCCCGGTGCTGGGATCTGAGGAACAGCGGTATCCCGGTCGTGAGTGAGATCGTGGCCGGAAAGAACCGGTTCGGCGAGACGACGCACTATGCGAAATACAGATTGGAGGGCGTCAATGTTTCCGAGAGAACTTGAGTTTGACCGGCAGCAGCAAAGCCCGGTCGGCTATGACATCTTCGGCGATGAGGTCTACAAGGGCGACACCGTGTACTGCGGCGACGAGGGCATGCTCTGCGACCCAGGCGCGGACAACTTCGACTCGAGCAATCTGATCATGTCCCTTTTGGTGCAGCAGCTGGGGACGCGGTACATTTTGGAGCAGCTTGGCTATGAAAAAAGGGTTATCGAATGAGTACGTCTACACTCCGGTTGAAGTGCGGTGCAGCATCTACTTTGAAAAAGACCATATCTGCTGCGCATACTGCCCTTTTTATGAGACCTACTCCCGTAAACAGTGCAGATTGACCGGGGAATATCTGTTGAACGAGTACGGCAGAGGTTACTACTGCCGTCTGGAATTGGAGGATTTGAATGAATATTCAAGAGAAACTGACAACGATTCAGCTGGATCTGAAAGCGCCGAAGTCGAAACGCAATAACTTCGGCAACTACAATTACCGCTCCTGCGAGGATATTTTGGAAGCGGTCAAGCCGCTCTTGGCGGCGAATATGTGCAGCCTGACACTGGACGATGACGTTTTGTGCATCGGGGATCGCGTTTACGTCAAGGCCACGGCGACACTGACAGACCACACGGAGGGCGCGACGATCTCTACTCATGCTTTTGCCCGAGAAGCCGAGACGAAGAAGGGCATGGACGAGAGCCAAATCACCGGCACGGCGTCCAGCTACGCGAGAAAGTACGCTTTGAATGGACTGTTTGCCATTGATGACACGAAGGACGCCGACACGGACGAGTATCAAGGGCGCGAGGCTCCACGGCAGACAGCCAAGCAGGAGCCGAAGCTGACGGCGAAACCCTTCAAATGCTCTGTATGCGGAAACGATGTTGTTCCAATTTCCTTTGACGGCAAGAACTACTCCGCTCGAGCGATTGCGGAGCAGACCACAAAGAAGAAGGGACAGTGCATGTGCTGGGACTGCTACATGAAGGCGGTACAGTCATGACGGAACTGACGTTTTCTGCGGCGGACTGGACGATGGACGCGGCAGGGACGTGGCTGAGAATCAAGGCTGACGTGCCGTATAAAGCACAGATGTTTTTGGAACACATGATTCCGGGCAAAAAGTACGTCGCGGAGATCAAGGAGTTTCGGAAGAGGCGGAGCTTGGACGCCAATGCCTACGCTTGGGTTTTGATGAATAAGCTGGCGGACAAGCTCAACATGGGCGTCCGTGACCTGTACCGGCATTACATCCCGGACATTCCGAACAACAGTGAAACAGTCTGTGTGCCGAACGGATCAGTGAAGAATCTGCGCTCCGGATGGGAGCACAATGGCCTCGGGTGGTGCAGCGATGTCACGGCCTCGAAGCTGCCCGGATGCACCAATGTCGTCCTCTACTACGGAAGTTCGACCTTTGACCAGCACCAGATGGGGATCATGCTTGACCTCATCATTGCGGACTGTAAACAGGTTGGGATTGAAACACTGACGCCAGCCGAGCTGGCGCGGATGAATCTGGAATGGGGTGAGAGAGCTGCACAGGCAGACGAGGGCCACTAGCATCAAGGCGGCGGTCAAACAGGCCGTGTGGGAGCGCGACGGCGGGCGCTGCATCATCTGCGGGAGGCCGGGTAATCCATGGTGCCATTACATTTCTCGGGCGCAGGGCGGGCTTGGAATCGAGCAGAACATCGTGACGCTTTGTGATAAGTGCCACAGACGGTTTGACCAATCAGCCGACCGTGCGGCGCTCAAAGAAGTACTGGCGAATTATCTGAGAAGCAAATATCCCGGATGGGACGAAAAGAATCTGATATACAGAAAGGAATTTTGAAATGGCATTGAATCAAATTGCGATCTTCGGACGGATGACAAGAGATCCGGAGAAACGTGTCACGCAGAGCGGAACCACGGTGACGAGCTTCACGCTGGCTTGCGACAGGGACTACAAGCCGCAGGGCGGCGAGAAAGAAACGGACTTTATCGACTGCGTCATCTTCGGGAAGTTCGCGGACACCGTGGCTACATACTTCTTCAAGGGCAGCGCGGCCATTGTGACTGGACGGTTGCAGATCCGCAACTGGGAGGACAAGGAGGGCAACAAGCGCCGCTCAGCGGAGATCCTTGCCGATCACGTCTATTTCGGCGAGGCCAAGAGAGACAAGACGGCGCAGGGTGAATCGCAATACGACCCGCAAGGCGGTTTCAGTGAGATCGAGGACATCGATACCACCTTGCCGTGGTGATGAGGTATGGCAAAGAACAAAGACCCTGCTGTCCTGTTCTACACGTCGGATTTCCTCTCCGGCTGTGCCCTGATGGATATGCGGGAGCGTGGGCAGTATATCACGCTCCTGTGTCTCCAAAGGGAACGGGGGCACATGACGATGCAGGAGATCACACGGGCGGTCAAGAAGCCGTCTGACGAGGTTCTGAGCAAGTTCCGGCAGGACGAGGAAGGGAAATACTACAATCACCGTATGGAGCAGGAGATCGAAAAACGGGACGCGCATTGTCAGCGTCAGCGAGAGAACATTGCCAAACGGTGGAATAAAGAAAATGTCCTTTCTGGTATACCGGATGGTAACACTGACGGTAATACCACGGTATTACCTTTAGGAAATGGAAATGGAAATAGAAAAGAAAGTGTTTCTATTTCTGAGAAGGAACGTAAGGACGATAAGTTTGACGTATTCTGGAAAGCGTACCCTCGGAAAGTTGGAAAAGGGGATGCGAGAAAGGCGTTTGCGAAGGTCAAAGTGCCGATCGAAACGCTCCTGTCGGCCATAGAGCAGCAAACACGCAGCGAGCAATGGACGACGGAGAACGGGCGCTTTGTCCCGAATCCGGCCACCTGGCTGAATCAGGGGCGCTGGGAAGACGAGTTTGCAGCGCCGGAGAGTAAATATCACGCAAAACCGGGCTATGGCGTGCAGCGGCACGGCGATAAGCTCACCGACTTTGAACGCGAGGCCATTGCACGGATGATGGAGGAGGACTAAGAAACATGAAAGCTAGAATTCTCGGAAATGATTTCAACCGCATCATGGATGCGACGAAGCAGTTTTGCGACACCAGCACGCGGCACAAAGAGCAAGAGTACATCCGTCTGGACTTCGATGCCGAGATCCAGCGCGTGACGGCTCACGCTTGCGACGGCTATCGCCTGAGTGTGGAACACTCCGTGATCGGTTCCTGTGATGAGAACTTCACGGTATACATTCGCGGTGGGTTCTGCTTGCCGAAGAAGCAGTACGCGACGATTGAGAAGGTCGAAAATGAAGTGCAGATCCGCTGCGCTGGGGCGCTTTTCGGTTTCGAACAGCCGGATGTCTCACAGAGATTTGAGTGGCAGAAAGTAATCCCGAAGGACGAACCGACATTCAGGATCGCGTTCAATGGAAATTATCTGCTGACAGCGCTTCAGGCGGCAAAGATAAGTGCTGGTAACACATTCCGAAATCCGATCATTTTGGAATTTTGGGGGCCTTTGAATCCGGTCGTGATTCACACAAACGAAGATGATGCAAAGTTAGTGCTTCCGATGCGGACGAAAGAGACGACGGAATGAAAATGACGAACTGCGGCTATTTAGCCGCGCGGAACGCTGCGCAGATGCAGCGGGAAAGGAACGGAAAATGCTTCTCGAAAAACTGGCGAGGGCAATCGCCTGCAAGCACTGCGAAAACCCCTCGAAGCTCTATGAGCTTCAAATCCATGCCGACGAACAGGCCCGCGAAATCCTCCGGCTAAACCATGTGCTGGATGAGGCCAAGAAGGAGCGCGAGGCGGCACGGCAAGCGGCTGACGAAAAGCAACTGTTGCTGGAGGATGCTGTTGAAACTCTTGCTGTGATCTCAGAGAAATGCTGCGGCAACTGCGGCAAGAAGTGCCGAGTGAAGCCGAAGCCGGGAGAACTCTCCCGTTATAACTGCCACCTTTGGGCGCCGAAGGGGTCGGAACATGACGATTGAGTTCACTGTGCCCTATCCTGCCCGCAAGAGCGCGTGGACGAAGCGTTACGGGCTGAACGCCTACTGGGCAGGCAAGAACCACCACGTCCGGGCGGCGGACGCCAGAGACCTTGAGGCGCTTGTGCGGCTGTGCCTGAGACAACAGGGCGTTCCGGTTCGGCTGTTTGAAAAGCCTGTGTCCATTTCCTTTTGGCACAGTACCCGCATGGACATCGACAACCATGCGGCGATCGAGAAGATGACCGTGGATGCGATTAAAGGCTGGCTGCTCCGGAACGATGACCGGCGGCATTACAGAGAGAAACATAGCTTTTTCCACGATGAAAATTACATGAGGGTGGTGATCTCGGATGAAGCCGCCATGTGAGGGGAATTGTCCGTCTCGGGCAGTGGGGTGCCACACCAAATGTGCGCCGTATCTGGAATACGAGGAAGCAAAACAGGCGGAATATCGGGCGAGAGAAGTTGAGCGGAGCCGAGACGCCTACACTGCGGACGCGGAAAAGCGGTGTAAGAGCGTGGAGAGATTACGGAAAGCGGGGCTGCTGTAATGGATTTGGAACAGAGCGCGTTTGAGGCGCTGCGGTTTGCGTCGGCGCAGAGCTTGAAGCTCTACAAGCAGCCGCTTGTGATTACATACTCGGGTGGCAAGGACTCGGACGTGCTGCTCCGGCTGGCGGAAAACAGCGGTATTCCGTTCGAGGTTTTGCATTCCTTGACCACGGCGGACGCACCGGAAACCGTTCGCCATGTGCGGGACACATTCCGACGAATGGAGGAAAAGGGCGTAAAGTGCGTTGCCGACGCGCACGTCCAGCCGGACGGGAAGCGCGTTACCATGTGGAATTTAATACCGAAAAAAATGATGCCTCCGACGAGGCTCATGCGGTACTGCTGCGAGAAATTGAAAGAAGTCAGTGGAAAGGGGCGCTTTATTGCAACCGGTGTCCGCTGGGCGGAAAGCCCGAAGCGCAGGAACGGGCGGGGGCTGATCGAAGTGCAGGCACACAACGCGAAGCAGAAACTCATGCTGATGGAGGACAACGATGAGGGACGGATGCAGTTTGAAAACTGCAAGATGAAAGGAAAGCGCATCGTGAATCCAATCATCGGATGGGAGGACAAAGACGTATGGGATTACGTGGAGGAAGAAAAGATCTGCATGAATCCGCTTTATGGCTGCGGGCTATCCCGCGTGGGGTGTATCGGCTGTCCACTGGCGTCAAAACGAAAACGCCTGGAGGATTTCACCAGATGGCCGAAGCATAAACAGGCGTATATCCGGGCGTTCGATCGGATGCTGGAGAACCGCCGGATCGCTGGAAAAGGCGGGAACTGGCAGACGGGAGTGGATGTGTTCCACATGTGGATGGAGAACGATGTGCTTCCGGGGCAGGAAGTATTAGAAGAATTTCGGGAGGATTTGCTATGATGAATTTGAATCCGGAAGAACTGATCAGGGAGGCCATGAGGGCGAATCCTGAAGAAGGGATCAAGGAACTGCGGAAAAGCAGCGAGAGTACAGCAACGTGCTGCTGTGCGGTACAGACCACAAACGAGTGGTACAAGCTCTTGATGCGGGAGGCCGCCGACCAGATCGAGCGCGACCAGAAGGAGATTGCCAAGCTGCGGGAGGAAAACAAGCGGCTGACACGGCGACTGTTTGAGCCGCATCCTGTACCTACAACATCGACACTGTGAGGAGGGGGGAGCGAAATGCTTGATATATGCCCTGTCTCCCTTGCCGAGGCGAATGAATTTGTTGCCGAGCATCATAGGCATCATAGACCTGTGGTAGGGCACAAGTTTTCCGTCGGCTGCACAGACGGCGAGAAAATCGTGGGCGTTGCAATCGTGGGCCGCCCGGTGGCGCGCTATCTTGATGATGGATGGACGCTGGAGGTAAACCGTTGCTGTACGGACGGTACGCGAAACGCATGCTCCATGCTATACGCTGCCGCATGGAGGGCGACCCGTGCAATGGGGTACAAAAAACTCATCACCTACATACTGGAAACGGAGCCGGGTACAAGCCTAAAGGCTGCTGGATGGAAGTGTGTTGGTAAGGCTGGCGGGCTTCGCTGGACAGGCAAGCGCCGCCCAGAGGTCGACCTTTGCCCAGCACAAATGAAGATCAGGTTTGAAAGGGTGGCTGATAATGGAACGACTGACCTTTGAGGGAAACTTCTGCGATATTGCGCGGTGCAAGGAAGTGAAGTGCCCATACGATACAGCTTGCAGCCAGAAACAGGTATGGGACCGGCTCAAACAGTATGAGGACACGGGCTTATCGCCCATCGCGTGCGAAGAGAGCGCGAAAATCGAAAAAGGACTTTCGGAGGGCGGCTATTCGATCTCGCGCATGGTGGAGCTGATTTGCGCCGACAAAGAGGAGCGAGTGATTGTCCTGCCGTGCAAGGTAGGTCAGCGTGTGTTTGCCCTGCTGGACACGGATAAGCATATAAGCGAGTGTGAGGTCAAGCAGATCGATCTTGGTATCGTTAATGGGATCGGATTTGTTGGACTTGAGCCAATAGGCGCAAGAGGGCGGGAGTATGGCGTAGCGCTAAAAGGATTTGGCAAAACCGTATTCCTGACGCGCGAAGAAGCTGAAAAGGCGCTGGCGGAAATGGAGTAGCAGATGAAGAACAGATTGACGGTAAGACACGGGATGCTGTCCGACCTCAGAGCATACTTGAAGCAAAGCGGCTGGAAAATCGAAGAACCTGTCGGCGAGTACGAGGTTCTGAGGGCACGAAATCCGAATTACCCGCGACCACTTCTGGTTCACAACCGGGCAGAACGCGGCGTTGGGTACAGCATCGACGAGCGCGATGCGAAGATTTACAGCGGATGGAAACGGAACCGCCGCAAGCGTGGCCTCGCCCCAGACTGGACTACGCAGGAAGAACGGACACGGTATTTTGAAGGAGGGGACGGGGTATGAGCTTCGGCAAGAAAACAAGGGAATCGGTCTATGCGAAGTATGACGGCCACTGTGCCTACTGCGGACGGTCTATCGACATCCGAGACATGCAGGTTGACCACTTCCGGCCGCTGCGAGCGTGGGACGATGAGGATGCAGGAAGCGATGATCTCTCGAACCTCATGCCAGCATGCCGGATGTGCAACCACTACAAGCGGGCAAATTCTCTGGAAACATTCCGGCGGTATATTGCGGAGATTCCGCGCAAGCTCCGCGAGAACTACATCTACAAGGTGGGCGTGGTTTACGGGAATGTCGTTGAGAATGTAAAACCGATCAAGTTCTACTTTGAGGAAGTGGAGGAGAAAGAGCAGGATGAAGATTCCGAGACAAATCAGAGAAAAGATGCACAAAATTGCACTATATGCCAGTAAGGCAAGTGCTCTTGACCGCGAAGTTGGCCTCTGGCTCGAACGGTACGGGTTAGACGTGGAGAAATTGAGCAGCGGTGACGGCTGCGGTTACGAAGAACTCCTCTATGGCAATGATGTAACGGATGCGCTGTGCGATCTGATAGAGCAAATGGAGGGCAAGAAAGATGGATAAGTTAAAACGGTGCCCATTTTGCGGGGGAGAAGCACTTCTTGAACCGTACAGAATCCACTGTGCGCTGGTGCTGGATTTGGAAATGGACTTAGATCAAATCCGGAAGAAAACAGAACGATGGATGCGGAGATTGGGGATGGAATAGAGGGCGTATAGGTATGGACTACTGGCACAAGGACTGGAAATGTCCATTCTACAAGTACAACGAGCAGCGAAAGGTCTGCTGCGAGGGTGGATGCCGGGTACAGTTTGTGGACAAGTCCTCTGCGGGACGGTATATGTCCCGTTACTGCGCGTCCTTCCGCTATGCGGACTGTACGATCGCGCAGTCCAGAATCGAAATTTACGAAGGAGTAAACAGACCATGACCAAAATGCAGGAGATTCGAGAACTGAAAAGTAAAATTCAGGGACTTCGGAACCAGAATGAAGGGATGCGCGACAAGTGCATTCGCTTAGAGAAGGAATGTGCAGAACTCAGGGCCGGCGCAAAACAGGTGACGGGACTGGTGGATGCAATTCTTGCGCTGATGGCGCGTGAGAATGGCGTGGAGTTTGACGGTGGGTATGAGCTGTTTTTCCGCAGCGGAGATCTGCGGCAGTATATGGAGCACTGGAAGGTGGAGACAACGAAAAGCGAAGGCGTGCTCAAAGTGCGCGCAACCAAGAAAGAATAAGTGTGTGGAAAACCTCGGTATTTTGCCGAGGTTTCACCCTGTTTACGGGGTGAATGATATGGGATGGTCTGCTATGCTGGATGCAGAAATACAAATAATTCCGAGAAAGGAGGAATCGGGATGGCGAAGGCCGGAAGGAAGCCGAGGTTTGAATCGGCAAAGGAAATGGAAGATCGGATCGACGCATACTTTGAACAGTGCAAGGGAGAACCCTTATACGATGAATCCGGGATGCCGGTCTTCGATAAGAAGGGAAACCCGGTTCTGATCCATGAGAAGCCACCGACGATTGTCGGACTGGCGCTGGCATTGGGGTTCACATCGCGGCAAACGCTGCTGAATTATGCGGCAAAGCCGGAATTCGTGGACACAATTACGCGCGGGAAGTCCCGTGTGGAGGCTTATGCGGCGGAACGGCTCTTTGACCGGGACGGCGCGAAGGGCGCGGAGTTTACACTTGCCTGCAACTTCGGCTGGAAGATGCCGAAGGAGACGGCGGAAGACGGCGAGAAGGCACAGAGCGGCGTGATCCTGATGCCAGAGGTGCAGGATGGGTAACGTGATCTGGAAGCCGCAGCCGAAACAGGCGGTATTTATGGCACGGCCTGAATATGAGGCGCTATATGGCGGAGCTGCCGGCGGCGGGAAGAGCGACGCGCTTGTGATTGAGGCGCTGCGTCAGGTGGATATTCCGCACTACAAGGCTCTGATTCTCCGCAAGACCTACAACCAACTCTCGGAGCTGATTGACAAGACGCTGCGCTATTACCCGGCGGCATTCCGCGGCGCGAAGTACAACGCAACGTCCCACACCTGGACATTCCCATCCGGGGCGAAGATCATCTTCGGCTCAATGCAGTACACGAAGGATCGGACGAAGTATCAGGGGCAGGCGTATGACTTCATCGCATTTGACGAGCTGACGCACTTCACCTACGACGAATATATGTATCTGTTCTCGCGAAACCGCCCGAATGGGCCGGGGACGCGGGTTTATATCCGCTCGACGGCCAACCCCGGAAACGTGGGTCATGCGTGGGTGAAGGAACGGTTTATCACGGCGGCGCCGCCGATGACGCCGATCACGGAGGATACGACGTGGGCAGATCCGGACGGGACACAGCACAGCGCGACGCAGACGCGGATCTTTGTGCCATCCAGCGTGTTTGACAACCCGGCTCTGCTGGCGAACGACCCGAAGTATGTGCAAAGGCTGGCGTCGATGCCGGACGCAGAGCGGAAGGCCCTGCTCTATGGAGACTGGGATTCGTTCTCCGGTCAGGTATTCGCGGAGTGGCGCAACGACCCGGCGCATTATCAGGACAGGCGGTTTACACACGTCATCGATCCGTTTATGGTTCCGCAGGACTGGGCGATCTGGTGCGGCCTCGACTGGGGATATTCTCGGCCATTCTCAGTCGGATGGTATGCGGTCGACCGAAACAGGCGGATGTACCGCATCCGGGAACTCTACGGCTGCACGGGGACGCCGAACGAGGGCGTGAAGTGGGAACCGGCACAGGTGGCGCGGGAGATCAAGCGCATCGAGGCCGACGACCCGAATCTCCGGGGACGGACGATCCACCGCGTGGGAGACCCGGCGATCTGGGGCAGCGACGGCACGGAGAGCATTGGGGCCTTGATGGAGCGGGAGCGCGTGTACTTCGAGAAGGGCGACCACGCCCGCATTGACGGCAAGATGCAGCTGCATCACAGGCTTGCCTTTGATGATTCCGGTGTGCCGATGCTCTATATCTTCTCCACGTGCCGGAACTTCATCCGTACAGTCCCGGCACTGGTCTACGACGAGACGGACGTGGAGGACGTCGACACGGCGGGAGAAGACCATATCTATGACGAATGTCGATACGTAGCGATGGAGAACCCGATTGCACCGCCGGAACGGAAGCTGGTACAGGCGAAGCCTTACAACCCCCTCGACACGGACGACGCGCCGAGGTATGGACGATATGACTTTTACAGATAGGAGGAACACATGGCAAGATTTGAGCAATATGGGAGGCCGAACGGCCTGCCGGGCGTGCAGGAGCAGGGCGGCATGGAGCCGCACGCGGCGCTGGAAGTCCTGAACCGGCCGGAGGGCGCACAGGTCATCGGGAAAAAGGAAATTCAGGAGGCGGCGCAGATCCTGACGCGCTATAAGGACGGAAAGGCCAACTTCGAGCGGCGCATTGTCGAGGACGAATTGTGGTGGGAGCTGCGGCACTGGGAGGTCGTGAGAAAGGCCAGAGACAAGGATCATCCAACACCGGACCCGTCGTCGGCGTGGCTGTTCAACGCGATCTGCAACAAGCACGCCGACGCAATGGACAACTACCCGGAGCCGGTCGTGCTGCCGAGAGAGCAGAGCGACGAGGAAAGCGCGAAGACGCTGAGCGAGGTTTTGCCGGTCATTCTCGAGTACAACGACTATGAGCAGACCTATTCTGACAACTGGTGGGAAAAGCTGAAGCACGGCACAGCGGCCTACGGCGTGTTCTGGAACCCGGAGAAGGAAAACGGCGTCGGGGATGTGGACATTCGGCCTATTGACCTCCTGAAGATCTTCTGGGAGCCGGGCGTGACGGACATTCAGGATTCGAAGAACCTGTTCGTCGTGGAGCTGGTGGACGAAGAGACGCTGGATGCGCAGTATCCGGAGTATGCCGGGAAGATGCGAGGCAACGCCATCGACGTGAAACAGTACATTTACGACGATACGGTCGACACGTCGGAGAAATCCGTGGTGGTGGACTGGTATTACAAGGTCAAGACGCCGGGCGGCGCGACGGCGCTGCACTATGCCAAGTTCGTTGGGGATGTGCTGCTCTACGCGAGCCAGAACGATCCGGAGTACGCGCAGACGGGATTCTATTCTGATGGGCAGTATCCGGTCGTGCTGGATGTGCTCTACCCCGAGAAGGGCACTCCGGCGGGGTTCGGCTATGTGTCGATCTGCAAAGACCCGCAGATCTATATCGATTCTCTGAGCGGGAACATCTTGGAGAACGCGATGATGACCACGAAGAAGCGATTCTTCGTCTCGTCGTCCACGAACATCAACGAGGATGAGTTGATGGACTGGAAGAAGCCGGTTGTGCGCGTGGAAGGGACGCTGGACGACAAGCGGATTCAGGAGATCCAGCTGACGCCGATGAGCAGCATTTATTACAACGTCCTGCAAATGAAGATCGAAGAGATGAAGGAGACGGCCTCGAACCGCGACGTCTCGAACGGATCGACCGGCTCCGGCGTGACGGCGGCTGCGGCCATTGCGGCGCTTCAGGAGGCGGGCAACAAGGCGTCGAGAGACATGATCTCCGCGTCGTATCGCACCCATGTGAAGATCGCGAAGATGGTGATCGAGCGCATCCGGCAGTTCTACGACGAGGCGCGGGCCTTCCGCGTGACAGCGCCGAACGAGCAGGGATATGACTTCACGACGCTCTCTAACGCCGGTCTGCGGGATCAGGCGATCGGCATTGACCATGCGACGCAGGAGGTGCTTTACCGGAAGCCGGTGTTCGATCTCAAGATCAAGGCGCAGAAGAAGAACCCCTTCTCCCGGATGGAGCAGAACGAGCGGGCGAAGGAGCTGTATGCGGCGGGATTTTTCAATCCGGAACAGGCCCAGCCCGCATTGATCGCGCTGGAGATGATGGAATTCGAGGGCATCGACAAGATCAAGGAACAGGTCGCGCAGGGGCAGACGCTTTTGAACATCATAAACCAGATGTCGGCGCAGATGGAACAGTTGGCTGCAATGGTGGCGATGACGACCGGAGCGGCCCCAACAACGGCGCAGCCGTCCGGCCAGTCCGCGCCGAAGCAGAGCACAGGCGGCAGCGGGATTGCCGACGCGGTGACAAAGGCGCAGACGCCGATGACGGACTACGGGACGCGGCTGGCACAGCGGAGCAAGCCCGACATGGATTCCCGCAGTGACGCGGCGGCGGTGACGAGATGACGAGGGTCTATCTGGAACGGGACGGGAACCTCTACACGCTGTCGGCACAGGGACACGCGACCGGGAGCGTGGAGGTCTGCGCGGCGGTATCGGCACTGATCCAGACGCTTCGGTGCTATCTTATGGGCAGAGAGGCGATGATCTACGACCGCATGACGGACGGCGCGGCATTTTTGACGTTTCGGATCGACGATCCGGCCCCGTTTGACATGGTGTGCTGCGGCCTCCAGTGTTTGGAGAAAACAGCACCAGATAAAATTTCCGTAGAAATTCAGGAAATATCCTGATTTACGGGGTGAAAACCCCTTGCAAATCCATCATACTGATACTGTCCTCCTGATTGTGCTCCGTGGCGGACTTTGTTTCTACGATCTCCGCAAATCGAACACGGACGGTCTTCCACGGAGCATTGCAGGAGGAACACGGCACACGGGGCCGTATACCCGCGATTGGAGGTACACTATGAATACTTTTCCTTTCTGGCTGCATCAGTTTGAGGGCGGGGACGGCGGAGCCGCAGCGCCCGCAGCCGGGACGATGGGCGATTCCCAAAGCGCAGCTCCCGTGAACACCCAGCGGGGCAAATCGGGCGAAAACGTGCTCTACGGCAAGCAGGCCGTGACTGACACGCAGGACGCGCCTTCCGACGCCGGGAAGGCAGAGACGGACGTCAAGGTGACGTCAAACACGCTGGAGGAGAAACGCAAGGCGTATCGATCTATGGTCTCCGGGGAATACAAGGACGTATACACCGAGGACACCCAGCGCATCATCAACCGAAGATTCTCTGACATGAAAGCCTTGCAGACGCAGCTGGACGATGCGAAGCCGGTTTTGGACGCGCTCCGGGAACGCTACGGCGTGGAGGACGCGAAAGACCTTCTCAAAGCCATTGACAGCGACCATGCGTACTGGGCGGAAGCCGCCGACGAAGCGGGCATGAGCGAACAGCAGTACCGCGAGTTCGTCCGGATGCGCCGCGAGAACGAGGCGTTCCGCCGGGCGGCGGAAGAGCAGGAAGGGCAGAAGCAGGTACAGGCGCAGGTGCAGCAGTGGATGCAGGATGCGGAAGTGCTTCAGCAGAAGTTCCCGCAATTTGACCTGTCTGTGGAGATGGAGAATCCGACGTTCATGTCGATGCTCAAGGCCGGGACGCCGGTGGAGCATGCGTACAAGGTGATGCACTTCGACGAGATCATGTCCGGCGCGATGCAGCAGGCCAGCATCCGGACGGAAAAGAATGTGACAGACAACATTCGCGCCCGTGGAAACCGGCCTGTGGAGAACGGAACGGCGCGGCAGAGCGCATTTACCATCAAGGACGATGTTTCCAAGCTGACCAAGAAGGATCGCGCGGAGATCGCCCGCAGAGCTGCGAGAGGGGACATTATCACATTCTGACCCTTTCGCGAGAAAGGAGAATTATGAAAAATCTTTATGAACTCGTTACCTTTGACCTGAGAATGTTCGACGGCAACACGAACGTCACGACGGACGTCGGTCTGAGTGACGAAATGAAAACCTACTATTCGGACTATCTGATCGACCTGACGGAGCCGAAGCTGGTGCACGATCAGTTCGGCCAGAAGCACCCGATCCCGAAGAACGGCGGCAAGACCATCGAATTCCGCAAGTATGATCCGCTGCCCAAAGCGCTCACGCCGCTCAAGGAAGGCGTGACCCCGGATGGCCGGAAGCTCACGATGTCTGTTCTGACCGCGAAGGTGGAGCAGTACGGCGACTATGTCGAGCTGGCTGACATCCTGCTTCTGACCGCGATTGACAACAACCTCGTTCAGGCGACGAAGCTGCTCGCCTCTCAGGCTGGCCGGACGCTGGACACCATCACCCGCGAAGTGCTCGCCGGTGGCACGAACGTCCTCTACTCCGGCGGCAAGAAAGACCGCTCGGAGCTGACCGGCGGCAGCGCGACGGAAAGCGAGAACTGCTACCTGACGATTGACGACGTGCGCAAGGCCGTCCGCTATCTGAAGGTGCAGAACGCGGAGCGCATCAACGGCAACTTCGTCGGCATCATCCACCCGGACGTGTCCTATGACTTCATGAACGACCCGAAGTGGGTGAACGTGAAGACCTACTCCGACCCGGAGGGCATCTATGAGGGCGAGATAGGCAAGATCGAGGGCGTCCGCTTTGTGGAGAGCACCGAGGCGAAGATCTTTGCCGGTGAAGACCTTGCGTCTGACAGCCGGACGCTGCTGGTGAATGGCGCGATCTCTTCGGCGACGAAGGAAGTCACCTTCGACGGCGGCACGGTGGAGGAAAACGCGCTTGCTGGCCGCATGATCCTGATTGGCGACACGCTGTGCGAGGTCGTATCCAACACGGCCACGAAGATCACGCTGAAGGAGAACATCTCCAGCGCAGCGGACAACGCTGTAATCTCGCCGGGCGAGGGCGGCAAGGGCGGCAGAAGCGTCTATTCCACGCTGATCCTCGGCGACAACGCATACGGCGTGACGGAGCTGACCGGCGGCGGTCTCCAGCATATTGTGAAGCAGCTCGGCTCTTCCGGTACGGCTGACCCGCTGAACCAGCGCGCGACTGCTGGCTGGAAGGCGACAAAGACGGCGGAACGCCTCGTCGAGCAGTACATGATCCGCATTGAATCCGCCTCGACCTTTGAATCCGCAGCGAACTGAGACCATGCCCGCCCCTTCGGGGGCGGGTAACAGACAAGGAGGAACATGATGGCAAACAAACCGCAGGACATGAATGAACTTGTCCCCTTCTTCGCGTTCCGGGACAACGACAAATACAAGGACGACATTTTCGTCGGCTGGAACGGCAAGGGCTATCAGATCCAGCGCGGCAAACAGGTGATGATCCCGCGCGGCGTCTATAACATCCTGATCCGCTCGATGCGGCAGGACGAGCGGACGGCGGAACTGATGGCAAGTCAGGCGCGGCAGTATGCCGAGAAATCCGGCGCACTTCGTTAATATCGTCCGCGAAACCACCACGAATGGCACTACGACACGGCGTAGGGAGTATTTAGGCTCTCTGCGCCGTTTTTCTGCAAAGGAGGGAAGAAATTGACCGTACAGAGCGCAATTACGATGGCGCGGAACCTGAAACAGGTGGACGAGACACACTATCCGGATTCGATGCTGCTGCAATTCCTCAACGAAGTGGAGGGCAAGGTACAGACCGAAGTATTGATGATCGCCCCAGAGGACACTGTGCGCTACGGCGCGGATGATCTGACGAGCGAGATGATCGTTACGGCTCCGCATGACAAGCTCTATTACGTCTATCTGATGGCGATGATCGATTTCGTCAACGGAGAATATGACCGGTACACAAACTCGATGAACCTCGCGAACGCCCATATCACGGAATGGGCGGCGTGGTACAACCGGACGCACCGCAGAGGAAAGCCGGAAGAACTGGGGATCTACTTCTCGGCGTATGGGATCGCTGTGAAGCACGGCTACACCGGTACGGAGGAAGAATGGCTTGCGTCGCTGAAAGGTGATCCGGGCGAGCCGGTCGTCATCCGGTTCGACCAGACTTCCGGGCAGCTCCAGTGGAAGTATCAGAACGAGAGCACATGGCATGACGTTCTCTCGCTGGAAGAGCTGCAAGGGGCGCTGGTGTCCTCGACGATCGCACAGGCACAGGAGGCCAAAGACGCGGCAGAGGCGGCACAGGCGGCTGCGGAGGCCGCAAGCAGCGCATCGCAGGAAGCGTCGGAACACATGGCCTATATCGGAGAGAACGGAAACTGGTATCAGTGGAGCGCCGGGGAAGGAAAAATGGTCGATTCCGGTGTCAAGGCGCAAGGCCCAACCGGCCCGACCGGCCCGCAAGGCGAACAGGGCGAGCAGGGCGTTCAGGGTATTCAGGGCAAGCGAGGAGAAAAGGGCGAAACTGGCGCGACGGGCGCGACCGGCCCGCAAGGCGCGACAGGCCCACAGGGCGAGACGGGGCCGAGAGGGCCGCAGGGCTTGCAGGGCGTCCAGGGCGAACCCGGAAAGGGATTGACCATCTCGGGCTACTACGCAACGGCGCAGGCACTGGCCGCTGCGGTGACGAATCCAACGGCTGGCGACGCTTACGGCGTGGGCACGGCGGAGCCTTATGACATTTACATCTACGACGGCGTTACCTCTGCATGGGTGAACAACGGCCCCTTGCAGGGCGCGAAGGGCGACAAGGGCGACAAGGGCGAGAAGGGCGACACAGGCGCACAGGGAGAACCGGGCAAAGACGGCAGCCCCGGCGCGGCTGGCGCACCCGGCGCGCCGGGCACGACGTTCACGCCGTCCGTATCAGCGGATGGGACGCTCAGCTGGACGAACGACGGCGGGAAGGACAATCCTGCCTCGGTGAACATCAAAGGCCCACAGGGCGAGACGGGGCCGAGAGGGCCGCAGGGCTTGCAGGGCGCGACCGGCGAGACCGGCCCGGAGGGGCCGCAGGGGCCAAAGGGCGCACAGGGGCCGCAGGGAGAACAGGGCGCGACCGGCCCGCAAGGACCCGCCGGTCACACGCCGGAGAAGGGGACGGATTACTGGACGGCGGCGGATCAGACGAGCATGGTCAATGACGTGCTGGCGGCGCTGCCGACGTGGAGCGGAGGTGCGTACTGATGGCGTATGACAAGGTCGTTGATTCGGCGTCGCTGGATTCGAAGCTGACGCAGGTCGCGGACGCGATCCGGACAAAGGGCAACACCAGTGCCGATCTGCAATTCCCCTCCGGTTTTATCTCCGCCATTCAGGCCATTCAGACCGGCACGGAATTGAAGATCGTCGTGTCTGTGACGTCTGGCGCGACTGTTACCGCTAAAAAAGGAAGTCTGTCTGTGAGCGGCACAGCCATCAACGGAGCGTGTACGCTGACCGTGCCGGAGTCCGGTACATGGAGCGTCAAGGCTACGCTGAACGGGCAAACGTCCGATACGAAAAGCGTCACTTTTACGGATAGCTACGCGCTGGCATTGAGCTTCTTAAAGGACAACTTTGCGGATAATGACTGGTCTGCCATCATCGCGGCGTGCCATTCGGGCAGCGTGCCGAGCACATGGGTGGTGGGCAACAGCAAGACGATGACCATCAACGGTGCGAGCTATCAGGTGGACATCATCGGCAAGAACCACGACACCTACGCATCCGGCGGGAAGGCACCGCTGACCTTCCAGATGCACGACTGCTACGCGGACACGAAAGCCATGAACAGCTCGGACACCAACAGCGGCGGATGGACGAGCTGCGCCATGCGAAGCACGCACCTGCCCGCCATCCTTGCCCTGATGCCGACAGAGGTACAAAATGGCATCCGGGAGGTGGACAAGCTGACCTCGGCGGGCAGCCAGAGCAGCACCATCAACACCACGGCGGACAAGCTGTTCTTGCTCAGCGAGGTCGAAATCTTCGGCTCGACCAGCTACTCGGCGGCAGGCGAAGGCACGCAGTACGACTACTACAAGGCAGGCAACAGCAAGGCGAAGAAGTGGAACGGCTCTGCGGACCGCTGGTGGGAGCGCTCGCCGAATGCCAGCTACTCCGCGTCTTTCTGCCTGGTCAACAGCAGCGGCGACGCGAACAATAACTACGCCAGCCGTGCCCGTGGCGTGGCCTTCGGCTTCTGCTTTTAATCCAGAAAGGAGCAAGAACGAATATGTACAGAATTACAAGCAAAAACACTTTTGCCGGATACGCAGACAGCGTCGTCCCCATCCGCTATCATCCGGACGGGTTTTATATCCTATGTGAAAAGAGCGAAGCGGACGGCTTCTGTGCGAAGATGGCAGTTACGACAGAAAACGAGGACGGGAAGGCGTATCAGGCACTTTCTGACACGGTGTTCCGACTGGCGGGCAAGCTGTTGAAAGGCACAGAGCCGGAGGGCAGCTATGAGGAAATGGGCGCGGCGATCCCGCTGACGGATGCAGAAACAGCGGCGAAAATTTTACTTGGGGAGGCGGAATGATGAGCTATACAGAAAGGGCACGGGCGCTGCGGCCCTATATCGTAAAAGCGAGCGCCAGTCTGACGGACGCGGACGCCTTAAAGGCGATGGAGCTGTATGACCGCTGGGCGGCAGGAATGGCCGTGGAGGTCAACGACCGGCTGGTCTATGCAGACAGGCTCTATCGCGTGACACAGGCCCACACGACGCAGGAGGGCTGGGAGCCAGACAAAGTCCCGGCGCTGTTTACCGTCATCGACGAGGAGCACACAGGCACACAGGAGGACCCCATCCCCGCCGCAAAAGGCATGGAGTACACCTACGGCCTGTATTACACCGATCCGGAGGACGGCAAGCTCTACCGCTGCGAACGGACGGGCGAGCAGCCGGGCGGTAAGGTGACGCTTCAGTTCCTGCCTCATGAGCTGGTGGGGCTGTATTTTACCGAAGTATAAAGGAGAAAAGAGATGGACGATGGAATTCGGGCACTGGTCGCGTCGATTGAAGCGCGATGCAAGAGCAACACGCACCGCATTGACGATTTGGAGGCAGACAACAAGGCCCTGCATCAGCTGGCGACTTCGGTAGAGGTATTGGCGACGAAGCAGGAGACGATCGAGGCCAATATAAGCGAGATCAAAGACGATGTCAAGAGCCTCAAGGCCATTCCTGGCGGAAAATGGGAGGCACTGGTTAAGACCATTTTGACGGCTCTGGCGGGCGGGCTTGTGGCCTATGCGTTATTCAGATTGGGGTTGAGCTGACATGCCGGGGAATATTCTGAGCGCGGACACGCAGTTTCCAAACTTTGCGGGGCAGGAAAGCCCCGCAGAGCAGATCAGGACGATCCGGAATTACCTCTATATGCTGCTGGAACAGCTGCGGTATACGCTGAACAACCTCGACGCCGGGAACTTCAACTCCGAAGGACTGAAAGAGATTCAGGACGCGATCTCGCAGCCGATTTTGAAGCAGCTCTCTGACACGGACGGGAATCTCGCAGAGCTTCAGGTTACGGCGGCGGGCCTCGCCTCCCGCGTGAGCAGCAACGAGGGCAATATTTCGCAGCTGGAGCAGACGGCGCAGGGGTTGAGCAGCCGCGTCGGGGATGCGGAGGGCAATATCTCGTCCTTGCAGCAGACCGCGAACGGTCTTTCTTCCAGAGTGTCCAGCGCCGAAGGGAATATCTCTTCCCTTCAGCAGACCGCAAATGGTCTTTCTTCCCGCGTGAGCAATGCAGAGGGGAGCATTTCAAGCCTGAGCCAGACGGCCAGCGGATTGGAGACCCGCGTTGCAAACGCCGAAGGGGCCGTTTCTACGGTGAGTCAGAAGGTGAACGGCGTGACCGTCACGACCGGGTACGGACAAACCTTCTTGGCGGGCGACCGGATCGTCATGTCATCGGACATCAACAACTACATGGCGATTGGGGCGAATGGCCTCGAAGTGTGGATCAACGGTATGATGAAGGCCGTGATTGGGCAGACATACGGAGCGGACAACTATTCTGTGATCCTCGGCAACACGAACCCGGCAGTTGTTCAGAAGATTTACGATGGAAGCAACCTGATGTGGGTTGGAAACGAGGCAAAGACGTGCGGAATTATGTTTAATTTCAGCACAGGAACCTATCAATTCTATGGAACGAAGGTGGGAACATGAGTTTTACACTACCGGCAATGAGCTATGCGGACGGCATCAAGAAGTTTTCGACGGTGCAGTTTGGCGGATATAACCACAATTTAGGCTATGGCGACGGGACGATCTGGGACGAGAAGAACATGACGAGCGATCTTTTCCCGATCCTCTCCCCCAGAAAGGCCCGGTATCTGCGGAGGACTTTGACAGCGTTTCATGGGATGTACGCCCACGACGGACTTTACTATGTGGATGGGACGACGCTCTATCTTGACGGAGCGGCAAAGCTGAGAGGGCTTTCAGACACGGAGAAGGTCATGGCGAACCTCGGGGCCTATCTGGTGATTTTGCCGGACAAGGTGTGGTACAACCGCCTCGACGGGAGCCACGGGAACATTGAGCAGAGCGTGTTGAACAAGGCATGCACCATCAAAAACGGAACGTATGGCGGCGAGGCCGCCGACGCAAACACCATCGTGTGTGACAGCGTAAACTTCGAGAATTACTTCAAGGCCGGGGATGCAATCTCCATCACAGGTGCGACAAAGCATCCGGAGAACAACACCGGCGAGGGCGTCTATCTGGTCGTCCGGGAGGTGGACGGGCATGAGCTGCGGTTCTATGAGAACACGTTCACCATTGCTGAAAACGGCGACACGGAGACGTTGAGCTTCAAGCGCGAAATGCCGGATTTGGAGTTCCTCTGCGAGAACGAAAACCGGCTGTGGGGCTGCAAGGGAAACACGATCTACGCCTCGAAGCTGGGCGACGTGAGGAACTGGAACGTGTTTGATGGGCTGGCCTCAGATTCCTACGCGGCGAGCGTGGGCAGCGAGGGTGATTTCACAGGATGTGTGAGCTATCTCGGCTATCCCTGCTTCTTCAAGGAGGAATCCATCTACAAGGTCTACGGCTCGAAGCCGAGCAACTTTCAGGTGATGGGAAGCGCAAATCTCGGCGTGGCGAAGGGCAGCGGACGGAGTCTCGCGGTCGCTGGGGAGACGCTGTTCTATCTGTCCCGCGCGGGGATCGTGGCCTATTCGGGCGGAATACCGCAGAACATTTCCGCCGCGTTCGGCACAGACCGGTATCAGAACGCCGTGGGCGGCTCTGACGGGCGGAAATACTACGTCAGCATGAAAGGCTCTGACGGCTGGCGCATCTTCGTGTATGACACGGAAAAGAGCATGTGGAACGCCGAGGACGAGACGGAGGCACAAGGCTTTGAATGGAGCGGCGGCGAGCTTTACATGGCGGCGGGCGGGAAACTCTGGGTATGCGGAAATCCGATCTCCGCGACGGGGGTGAAAGAGGATTCCGTTTCTGCTATGGTGGAGTTTGGGGATTTCATTGAGAGCAGTCCGAATAAAAAGGGACACGGGAAGGTGCAGATCCGCGTGGAGCTGGAGGCTGGGGCGGAACTGAGTCTTTCCCAGCAGTTTGACAGCAATGGGACGTGGGTCTTGGTGAAGAAGCTGACGGCGACTGCAAAGCGGAGCTATTACCTCTCTACCCTGCCCCGCAGATGCGACCATTTCAAAATCAAGCTTGAAGGAACCGGCGTATGGCGGCTTTATTCGCTGGTGCGCGAGAGCTACATCGGCAGCGAATTATAAGGAGGCGAACTATGGCAAGACTGAAACAATATGACGAACAGGCGCTGATCGACCGCAGCCAATACGGCGGGAGCACCTTTGACCAGCAGCATTTTACAGACGACGAACTGCGCGCGGCGGCACAGGCCAGAGAAGCCTATCGCACCGGCCAGACCGACATGAAAAGCGCACATGATTTCGTGGAAGGTATCCGCAGCAAGTACGGCTATTCCGGCGGCGGGAACGGCAGCCAGTATAACAAGATCAGCTACACCCAGCAGACCAACCAGTGGAACGACACAATCAATGCGCTGTGGGATCAGATCAACGGCTACGGCCCGTTTCAGGATACGCGGGAAAAGCCGACGTATTCCAACCGGTATGACCAGCAGATCAATGACCTCTTGCAGCAGTATGTGAACCGGGGAAAATTCAGCTACGATTACAAAAACGACCCGCTATACGCGAATTACCGGAAGCAATACCAGCGAGAGGGCCAGAGGGCCACACAGGACGCGCTTGCGGAGGCTGCGGCGGCGTCCGGCGGGATTCCGTCGAGCTATGCGGCGAGTGCGGCGGCACAGGCACAGAATTACTACGCTTCTCAGATTGCCGACAAGATCCCGGAGCTGGAACGGCTGGCCTATCAGAAGTATCTGGACGACGCGAGCTTGCAGCAGAGCAAGATCAGCGCGCTTCAGGGGCAGGAACAGCTGGACTATGCGAAGTACATTGACGCGCTCGGCCAGTACAACACAGACCGGAACTTTGATTACGGCGTGTATTCTGACCGCTACAACCAGATTGCGAACAACCTCGGCCTCGCGGCCAACCAGCAGAGCACGCAGTATTCGATGGAGACGGCGGCGCAGGGCGACGCGCTGGATCGTGTGCAGAACTTCTTAAAGGCCGGCGGAAAGCTGGCCGATCTCGATGCGACCCTGATCGCACGTTCCGGCTTGACACCCGCAGAGCTGAAAACCTACGAGGCGTACTACGCGAATCAGCCTTCCGGCGGCTCCGGCGGCTCCGGCGGTTCTGGCGGAAGAGGCGGAAGCGGCAGTGGAAGCGCATCTTCGCAGAAGAGCGCAAATGACCGGACGGCGGCACTCCGGAACGGTTCGGAATCTGCGGCGCGGGCACTATTCAACGCAGCGAAGAAGAGCGGCGCACCGCAAAGCTACATCGCAAACCACTATAAGGAATACGGATTCGACAAGAGTACCGGCCTGACGGCGGATTACAAGAAGTGGTTGGCGGAACAGGACAAGGTGAGCGGCTATGACCGGACGGCGACACCCTCCAGCATTGCGGGACTTGGCGGCTCGACCGGAAATATCAGTCTGGATTACAGTCCAGACGAGGGTGTGTTCACCTTCAATGGGAGAGTTTATAGCAATATCAATTCTCTGGCCGATGCGATCGAGCGCATGGAGCTGACACCAAGCCAGAAGAAGAAACTGCAATCGTCTTTGAGAGCATACGGGTTTGACATTTCGTTCTGAGAGGTAAGATATGGCGGTTAAAATTACACAGAGAAGCACCGGAAAAACGTGGACAAGCGGCACGAAGGAACAGGAGCAGCCGAAGCAGGAACAGGTTGAATCTGTGCAGTCTACGCCGTCCGGTACGGTGGAAGAACCGAAACGGCAATGGTCGTCCAAGAGCGGGAAAACAGTCATCACACAGGTCAAGTGGATCGATGAACAGCCTGCAAAGAGTACAAACAGTCAGGCGGGGGCGTCAAACGCTTCCGCTGGCGCTGTACGCATGGAAGACGAGAAAGAGGAAATGCGGCGGCAGCAGATCCTGGGCAGGCAGTCCGAAGACCTCCAGAAGCAGATCGACGCGCTGACGCAGCAGGAAGAGGAACGGCGCAAGAACACCAGCCTGTGGGAGAAGATCGGGCGCGCACTCTCCCCGATCCGCTCGTTCCGGCAGGAAGAGAATGACGCAGAGGACGCCATCTCCAAGCTGAAGGAGCGGAAGGCCGAGGTCGACCGGCAGTATCAGATGGACGCGAACCAGTACAAGGTCTATCAGACATATCAGAAATCGGAGCGTCCGGAAGCGTACACAGCGGAGAATGTCGGAAATTACAAGCAGCGTCTGGCGGCACTGGCGAGCGTCTACGGGACGTGGACAAAGGAGCAGGAGCAGGAGGCGAAGGAAGCCATTGGAACGCAGAGTGGCGGGACGGGGCTTCTGAGCGCAGAGAAAAACGTCTGGGCATTTGCGCCGTATCAGGAAGCTGTGCGCAAAAACGACAAGGAATCTGCCCGGCAGTGGGAGCAGATCTACAACGCACTCTATACGCGGCTTTACTCCGGACAGGAAGCTGTCACAAGCGGCCTGATGCAGGGGCTGGGGTTTGAGGCGCTTGGCGACGTGCTGCTTCATACCTCCACGGAAATGGCGGACGAGGCATATGACAGATGGGCGGAGCAGAAGCAGAACTATGCCTATGCGCAGTCGGAACACCCGTATCTGGCGAGCGGTGCGCGCGTTGCCGGTTCTCTGGCGCTGATGAGCGGCGTCGGCAAAGCGGCGGGCGCGGGGCTGGCCGCAACAGGATTGAAGACCGGCAGCTTCTGGTTCAACGTGGCGCGCGGCTCGCTGACCTTTGCGGGGGTAAACGCAATCCAAAACTCCGGCGCGGCGGCAAGCGGAGATATCAGCGGCGGCGATTATTTGAAGAGCATCGCCGTGAGCGGCGCGCAGGGCGCTGCGGGCAACATCGCGGGAGAACTTGTCGGATCTGGGCTGGCAAACGTTCTGCGCAAGAACGGCCTTATGACACCGTTCTTCGAGTTCGTGCGGCAGACGGCCAGCGGCATGAGCAATGCGACGGTCAACCAGGCAATCGGATATGCGGCGGCGGACAAAAAGCCGACCGGGCAGGAGATCGCCGAGGGGCTTGTGACGTCCTTCCTGTTCAGCGCACTCAGCAGCGCGATTTCGACCTATGAGACGACGAACGCGCAGAAAGCGCGGATGCAGCAAGCCTATAACCAGATCGAGGCCAGCTATCAGGCGATGGCGGCGGGGACGGAGAACATGACGCCGGAGGCAAAGGCCCAGCGCGTGCAGCTCATTCTACAGCAGACGCAGAACCTCCGCGCGGCGACGGGCGAATATTACATCGCGGGCCAGCAGAAGGCCGTCAACAACCTCAACTCTGCGCTGGATGCGATTGAGGATTGGGCAAACAACTATCTGAATGGCTATCAGGCAGCAGCCGACGCCATGCAGCCCAAGACCGCGCTTCCGGGCGGCACGATCGGACAGATCCCGAGTGCGCCGGCACAGCCGCCGGTCGACCCGAATCTGACGCAGGAGGTCGCAAACGGCCTTCAGACCGCGATTACGCAGGGCGTGATTCAGGCGGACACGCCGCAGCCCATGACGGGCGGAGACGCAGCGGCGGGCGCGGCACAGTCTATAAGTCAGAATCTTCAGGCACAGGGACTAGACGCAAAAACAGCGGATGCACTTGTGAAAGCGGCGACGGAAATGCAGCAGGAGGTCGCATCTGCGCCGTCAGGCGGGCAGAACGCCGCGCCCACGGAAACGGTCGCCACGAAGCAGAACACCGCGCAGATGCCCGCACAGGACGCGCAGGAAAGCACCGCCGTGAACACGAACCCGGCAGAGCACACAAAGGCGGAACAGGCCGTGATCGAAGCGTACAAGGCCAGTGCAGATGGGCAAATGCGCGGGTTCATCGAGAAGGTGCGCTCCCTGCAAAACAACGACTACAAAAATAAAATCAGCGCGGACGTTCACACAGAAACGACACGCGCTGCGGACACCGCCGGAGAGCTGACCGGAACAGATACAAGCGGATTCAAAAATATCATCAAAGGGAACGCGGTACAGCACATCGACAGGCGGCACGGTGCAAACGGAAGCGCAGATCATTCAATGGCAAACATTGATGATTTTTCTCGCATTGGGTTTGTACTGGACAACTTTACCGATGCGGAGCTTTTACCGTTGAATCGCGTGGATGCGGAGACTGCAAAGCTGAGCCGGGAATGGATGAACAGCGACAACACGCAAGCGCCGCTTGTACGTTTCTCCATGCCGGTGAACGGTGTGTTCTATGTGGTCGAAGCGGTACCGTCCAGTAAGGCAAAGCGTCTGGCCGTCGTATCGGCGTACATCAGCAGGGAAAACAAAGAGAGCACCCTCAAGCAAGTGCTGAACCTGTCTGACACGACCGGCAGCGGTACGCCCGAAACGCCCCTTGCAATATTGGATGCTCCTGAAAAAAGCTTAGCACAAAACGGCGGAACTGTCAAGCAGACGGACGCGAGCACATTGTCTTCGATGGCGCAGACGCTTGGGAAGAGCGGGCAGAAAGCGATCTTCAAGGCATACGACAGCAAGGCGGACACGGCAGAATACGCCGGGGAGTTTGTGAAGGTCTACAATGCGGCACGTGCCGGGAATGACCTTCCCGAGACGAAGACGTTAGAGCCGTGGCAGAAGTACGCGGCGGAAACCGCCGGAAAGAATGACGCTGAAAAGGTTGGAGCTATTGCGAAGAGCGAAAAACCGGCGTATACTGAGGACAAAAACAGCGTGCAATATGTCTCTTCCCTGCTTGAAAGCGTGAACACGGCCAACACGGACAATTACCGCTTCCGGATTCAGGATCGCGGTGACGGGCAGTGGATCGGGACGATCACGGGAAGGACGGAGACGGCCGGCGCGGTTCCCGTGGAAAACGCACGGAAGCTGACATACACAAGTCCTGCATATGCTTCGCGGCAGGAAGCTGTTGAAGACATTCTTGCGGTAGCTGGAAATAACAAACTTTTGACAGGAGGAACGAGCAATGAAATACAGAGCGTTTCTGACAGACAGGGAGTACCAGAGTCTTCCGTATCCGGGACAGGTGACGGCGGACTACTGGGCGGAGTTTCTGCCGAAGATGTGCAAAAGCCTGAAGGAGGAAGGCGAGCTGCTCCCGCTGTTGCAGCAGAAGGGGGAACGGCTGGCCGAGATGCAGGAAGACCTGATGAAACAGGGGCTGGCACAGGATCAGGCGTGGGAGTTCGTGAAGGAGGACATTTACAGCCTGCAACCGGAAGTGGACGAGGACACCGAGGAGTACAAGGAACGTCTCGAAGAGGAACTCCGGTATCAGTGGTTCATGTCACAGAGCGGGGCGGAGCGGGAGATTCCGTTCGAACAGTATCGGAAGAACCCGGAGAACATCGCACGGGCGAAGGAAATGATGGCGTACTGACGCCGGAAACGGCAAAGAAGCCAAGCGCAGACCTTTCGGCGGCGGTTCAGCGGGAGATCAGGGAGAAGACGGCGGATTCCGTATCTCCGAAGGGCACGAACTACGTCATTCCGGAAGAGGGCCTGAAGCTGCCGAACGGCGAAAAGGCCCGCTATAAATCCAATGTCGCAGCTATTCAGACGCTTCGTGCGGTGATGAGCGAAAACCGTATGGCGACGCCGGAGGAACAGGCGGTGCTTGCGCGGTATGTTGGATGGGGCGGAATTCCGAACGCCTTTGATAGCCACAAGGAAGATTGGGCAAAGGAGTACCGGCAACTGAAGGGATTGCTCAGCGAATCGGAGTGGAAAGCCGCGATGCAGTCCACGACGAACGCGCATTTCACGTCTGTGGAAGTGATCCGCGCGATGTATCACGGGCTTGAATCGCTTGGCTTTACGGGTGGCCGTGTGCTGGAACCGTCGTGCGGCGTCGGCAATTTTGCCGGGGCCATGCCCGCTTCCCTTTTGCCGAATGTGAAAAGCCTGACGATGGTGGAACTGGATGAAGTGACCGGCAACATCGCAAAGGCGCTTTATCCGAACGCGAAGGTCATGGTTCAGGGATTTGAAACGGCGGTGATCCCGGACAACTACATGGATCTCGCCATTGGCAATGTGCCGTTCGGGAACTATGCGATCTTCGACAAAGCCTATCCAAAGGCCGTGACAAGCTCCATTCACAACTATTTCTTCGCGAAGTCCATTGATAAGGTACGTCCGGGCGGCGTACTGTGCTTTATCACGTCGCGCTATACGATGGACGCAAGAGACAGCTCCGTGCGCGAGTACATGATGCAGCGGGCCGACCTGCTCGGCGCGATCCGTCTGCCGGACACTGCGTTTAAGGCCAATGCCGGAACGGACGTTGTGACGGATATTCTGGTGTTTAAGAAGCGCCCGGCCGGAACAGCATACGCCGGAGAGGCATTCCGCGATGTGGACTACTATCATCAGGATAAGGGCATTTGGGAGCAGACGAACGGATATTTCCGGAACCATCCGGAAATGGTGCTCGGCACGGTAGAGAAGTCCGGGACGATGTATCGCGCGAACGGCCTGACCGTGAAAGCAAAGCCAGGGAACCTCGGAAAGCAGATCGAAAAAGCGTTCTCGCAGATCACCGGACGCATGGACTACACGGCCAAGCCGACGCAGGCCGAAATTCAGGCGGAAGTCCGCAAAGAAATCCGCTCGGCCAAAAGCAAGGCGAAGAACGGAAGCTTTGTTTCTGAGGGCGGAAAGCTGTATCAGAATCAGGACGGCGAGCTGGTGCAGCTGGATCTAAGCGCAAAACAGGCGGAAGTGCTTCAGGGCGCGATCTCTCTTCGGGATACCGGGCGGGAGCTTCTGACCCTTCAATTTGACAACGCCCCGGCGGAGCAGATCGAGACAGCGCGGGCAAAACTGAACGAAGTGTACGATAATTTCGTACAGAAAAACGGCCCGATGAACAATCCGGCAAACAAAAAAATCATCCAGCAGGATGCGGATGCGCCGTTCATCCTTGCGCTGGAAAACTATGACGCGAAAGCCAAGACAGCGGAAAAGGCCGCGATCTTTACGAAGAACACCATTACGCCACATGAGATCGTGAGCCACGTTGACACGGCTGCGGACGGCATTGCGGCGTCGATCAACGAGACGGGCGGCGTGGATATTCCGATGATTGCACGGCTTATGGGAACGGACGAGAAGGCCGTGGAGCGGCAGCTTGCGGCGCAGGGTCTGGCCTATAAGCAGGCGGACGAGAGCTGGCAGCCGGCGCAGATGTATCTTTCCGGCAACGTTCGGGCAAAGCTGAAAGAGGCGCGCGGTCTGGCGAACATCGACCCGGCGTATGAGACAAACGTAAAGGCGCTGGAGAAGGTCGTCCCGGCGGATATTCCTGCACAGGATATTTCCGTCCGGCCGGGCGCGACGTGGATTCCGCCGCGTGTATATGCTGATTTTGCCGCTGAAATCCTCGGCAGCAGGAATAGCGGCTGGAGAAGCGCAATCGATGTGACGTACAGTCCGATCACGGGGACATACAAGGTGGACTATGGAGCAAGCGGGAGATATCTTCGCGGAAACTCGGCGGACTCCACAGAATATGGCGCAGAGGGAAAGACCTTTGTGCAGATTTTTGAAGCGGCGCTCAATAGCAAGGATCTCAAGGTCTACTATCCGCACGGCAAGGACCAGAAAGCCGTATTGAATCCAAAGGCGACGATTGCCGTCAAGGAAAAGAAGAACAAGATCCTTTCAAAATTCCAGGAATGGATGTGGAGCGACGAGAACCGGATCAAAGAATATGGGCCGCTTTACAATGATCTCTTCAACTGTATGGCGATTCCGAATTATGACGGCTCGGAGCTGAAGATCGACGGCCTGTCCGCAGGCTTTACGCTGCGGGAGCATCAGGCAAATGCGGTGCAGCGGATCATCATGTCCGGCGGCAATACGCTCCTTGCGCATGGAACCGGCGCGGGCAAGACGCTTGAAATGGCCTCGGCGGCAATGAAGCTGCGGCAGATCGGCGCTGTAAAAAAGCCGATGATCATTGTCCCAAAGAATTTGCTTGGACAGTGGGAGAGGGAGTTTAGAAGCTACTACCCGGCGGCGAAGCTGCTGGTTCCGGCAGAAAATGACTTCACCCCGGCCAACCGGAAAACCTTTGCGAATAAGGTAGCGACCGGGGATTATGATGCGGTCATCATCACATATGAGCATTTTGAACGGATTCCGCTCTCCAAACAAGCGCAGGCGAGGTATTATCAGGAACAGGTCGACCAGATCATTGCAGCGCAGGAGGAGGCCAAGAAACAGCAGACCGGAAAAAACTTCACGGTGAAGCAGCTGGCGAAAAAGCGTGCAGAGCTGGAAGCGAATATCAAAAAGCTCGGCGATGTGGCGCGGGACGAGGACAACATTGATTTTGAAAGCCTCGGCGTGGACAGTCTGTTTGTAGATGAGGCGCACAACTTCAAGAACCTGTTCTACACAACGCAGATGTCCGACGTGGCAGACCTCGGCAACAAAGAGGGCAGCAAACGGGCCAATGATCTCTATATGAAGGTTCAGTATCTGCAAGGGCTGAACGGCGGACGTGGTGTTGTGTTCGGAACAGCGACGCCGGTCATGAACTCTGTGGTGGAAATGTATGCCATGCAGAAATATTTACAGGGCGATCTTCTGAAGCAGAAGGGCATCAACGGCTTTGACGCATGGGCCAGCGAGTTTGGCGAAGTGGTCGACATTAACAAGATGAAGGCCGGCGGAGACGGTTATGAGACGAAGCAGTCCATGAGCCGGTATCGGAACCTCGGCGAATTGCAGCAGCTTTTCCGCAGCTTTGCCGATGTTGTGACGCAGGCGCCTGGGTTGAAGCTGCCGAAAGTCAGAACCGGTGGCCCCATTGTGGTGGAGTGCGACCCTTCCGAGGCACAGACGGAATATCTCAGCGAGATCGGCAAGCGAGCTGACAATATCCGCACAGGCCGTGTGGACGTGAAGGACGACAACATCCTGAAGGTCTACGGCGACGGGAAAAAAATGAGCTACACGCAGCGCATGATCGATCCGAAGCTCGGCTATGAAGAGGGCGGCAAGATTCTGAAATGCGTGGACAATGTACTCAAAGAATACCGGGCCAGCGAAGGGAACCGAGGAACGCAGCTTATTTTCTGTGATCGTGGCGTCCCTGGCGGGCAGGACGAAAAGAACGGCATTTTCCTTTATCGTGACATCAAAGATCTGCTGGTCAAGGGCGGAATTCCGGAGAATGAGATCGCGTATGCACAGAGCTACAAGACGGACAACGCGAAATCAAAAATGCAGGAGATGGTCAACGACGGAACGATCCGCGTCCTCATCGGCTCGACACAGGCGATGGGAACCGGCCTGAACATTCAGAAACGAGCCGTGGCCATGCATGAGCTGAACGCGCCAGACCGCCCCGGTGACATTGAACAGAACCGGGGGAGAATTGTCCGGCAGGGAAACACGAACCCGGAAGTGTCGATCTACACCTACATCACGAAGAAAACCTTTGACAGCCGTCAATGGGACAACCTGAAGCGCAAGGGCGCGTTCATCCATCAGATCATTGCGGGCGATTACAACGGAAGAACCGCAGACGGCGACGGCGACTTCTCCGCCAGCGCGGCGGAAATTGCGGCGATTGCATCGGACAACCCACTGATTCTGGAACAGAATGAGATCTCGCAGAAAATCAACCGGCTGGAAGCTCTTGCATCTTCGCACATCAAGGAAGTGCAGGAGGCTAAGCGGAAGGTGATGGAACTGCCGCAGACCATCGGGCGGTTTGAAACGATCCGCGACAATTTGAAAGCCGACATTTCTGCACGGCAGGATTCCGGCGGCGATAAGTTCCGCGCAACCATTCTTGGACGGAATTACAAGAAGCGCGCAGATGCGGGCGAGGCGATCAATCAGGCGGTTTCCTCGAGAATCGATATGACGGCGGAGGCAAGCAGCGCGAAAATCGGCGAATTTGCCGGATTCGACGTGTATGCGGACAACCACGGCGGCGCGTATCTGCAAGGCTCCGGCGCGTATTCGTTCGCTGTCAACCTGGACAGCGCTGAAGGCACGGTACGTTCGATGGAAAATGTGCTGAAAACGTTTGAAGGGCGATTGGAGCAGACGGAGCGCAGCTTGTCCGACCGAAAGAACGATCTTACAAAGTATGAGCAGATTGCAAAGTCTCCTTTTGAACAGCAGAAGGAGCTTGACAATCTCCGCGCCAGAGAAGACGAGATCATGTCGATCCTGAATCCGAAGGATGAAGAGGGTGCATTCGTTGCGGACGATGGGGTGGAAAAGCTGGTGGAACGTTCGGCCGGAGACGCCGCAGCGGATCACAGCGCGGAATGGACGGCGACGCGCGTCGGAGACGAGAAGCAGACCCCGAAACCCCTGAGTGAGATCATCGCCGGGATCGAGCATAATTTCGGGATCAACATTACGACCGGGCACGCGCGGGGCAGAGTGCGCGGGCAGTATTCCAAGCTGGACAACGGCATCCGCACGAAGATCACAAACGATTTGCCGACCATCTCTCATGAGCTGGGACACGCGCTGAACCGCGAATACGGATTTACCGGGAAACTGACCGACGCAATGCGCAGCGAGCTGAAAAACGGCCTCGGGGATCTGAAGGACGAATATAAGCAGAGCAAATGGATTAGCGAAGGACTTGCGGAATTCCTCCGGAAGTATCTGCAAAACTCCGAAACGGCGGCGATTGATTATCCGGAATTCACAAAGCATTTTCTGAACAGCCTTTCTCAGCGAGACAGGGCGCTTGTGGAAAACCTCGCAGATGAAGTCAATGCCTATTATTCGCTCGACGCGGACACGGCGCAGAGCGCGATCCGGTTGAGAGAAGAGCGTGTTCCGACGGGCGACACGACCGGCGACAAGCTCAGAGCGGAAGCAAGTGTGCTTTATCAGGCGTGGGTAGACAGCCTGCACGGGATCAAGCTGCTCGACGAAGCGACCGGAACGAATACTTATCGGCTGGCGACAAACGCTGCCTATTCTGACGCAATGGCCGGGCAGATCATCACGGGAAATCTGACAGATGCGAATGGACAATATGTGGGGCCTGGACTGAAAGCGGCACTGCAAGGGATCAACCTGAAGAACAAGGCCGAATACCGGGCGTTTGGCGAGTATCTTGTGGTACGGCATGGGCCGGAGCGGCTGGCGGAAGGAATGCGCGTATTTGCAGATGACCGCAAGAACTCCACGGCATTCATGAACCGGCGCGCGGCAGAGCTGGAGCAGCAATATCCGGCGTTCCACGATGCGGCAGAGCGGCTTTATGTGTTCCAAGACCAGCTCAAGGAAACGTGGCTCGTTGGAACTGGACTGATCTCGGAAGAAACCGGCGAGGAATGGAGCAAGCGGTGGAAGCATTACGTTCCGTTCAATCGCGCCATGCCGCAGGGGCAGGGCGGCGCGAAGCGCGGATTTGCCAACCAGCAGAACCCGATCAAACGCGCCAGAGGCAGCGGCAGAGATCTGGTTCATCCTGTGGACAACATCATTTCCAACATCGTCAAGGTCGTCAATGCGGGCGTCCGCAACAACGTAATGCGCAGGATCACAGACGAGGCGCAGCGCGTGGGCGCGGATGCAGTATTCCTTGAAAAAATCCCCACGCCGATGCGCGGGACGCGCGTAAATCTCACGGGCGTGAAGAGTGACCTGATGGATCGGATCACGGAGAAGGGATGGGCAAATGCCAACGATTTTGGGGAAATTGTAGCCGACATTGATGATTACATGATGCAATTCCGGCGCGGGAAAGCGTTCGGAGACGTTGTTACCGTCCTGAAAAACGGCAAGCCGGAGTTCTGGAAGGTCAACGACCCCCTGCTGCTCCAATCGATCACGGAAATGTCCCCGTCAAAGGTGAATGGGCTTGTCGATGCGATTGGAAAAATGTCGCACTTCATGACCTCCAACATCACGGGAGACAACATCATCTGGTCGATCTTCTCCAACCTTCCGCGAGATCTCGGGACGCTGATGGTCTATGCGAAAGAACCGAACCGCTTCAAGTTGCTCAAAGAGATCGGCGCATCGTATGTCAACAAGCTCAAAGGCGACAGCGCGAACCCGCTTTATCTGGAATACCTCGCAATGGGCGGCGGCAAGGCGAGCTATTACAGCACCGACCGCGACGTTGCGAAGAAAGCGCGCAAGGAGCTGGCCGGAAAGTTCGCGCTCAATCCGCTGGATTGGATCTCATATCTTGGAGATATGATTGAACAGGGGCCGCGCTTCGCCACCTATAAGTGTCTCCGGGAACGCGGCGTTGATCCGCAGACGGCATTTTATGAAGCGATGGATGTGACAACGAATTTCCGGCGCGGCGGCGCAACGTCCAGACAGGTCAACAAGTTCGTCCCGTTCTTCAATGCCGGTGTGCAGGGCATCGACAAGCACGTCCGGTTCCTGACCGGGCAGGATGCACCACCGGAGCAGAGAAAGCGCGTTGTTCGCAACCGCATGATCGCCTATTTTGCCGCTTCGGCTGGGATCGCGGCGCTGTTCTACCTCATCAACAACCGTGACGAGGAAAGCAAGAAGGACTATCAACAACTTTCCACATACACGAAGAACAGTTATTTTTGTATCCCGATGGGCGATGGGAAATACTTTGCCATCCCGAAGCCGCGCGACCTTGCGGTTCTCACCTCTGCGATGGAATCCGGATTGGAGCTTGGCGTCGGTGGAAACAAGCACGCCTTTGATGGATTCTGGAGCTATGCTGCGTCCAACTATCTGCCGAATGTGGCAGCCGATCTCGCGCAGGGAGATTGGAAAGGGGCGCTCGGAGGACTTGGGATCGTCGGCATCGGAACGTCGATGGTTGCGAACCGCGATTTCCTCGGAAGGCCGATTGAATCCGCCGGTATGCAGTATCTTGAACCGAAAGACCGGTATAATGACCGGACGTCAAAACTGGCTTACTGGGCCGGGCAGGCGTTCAATGTCTCCCCGCAGATGACGGATTATTTCTTCAATAACGTGCTCGGCGGATGGTGGAAGTATCAGAAAGCCCTGTTCCCGGTTGGAGAAGAAAATCGGGATTTGACGCTTGGCGTGAAGAACACCTACGTCAAGGACAACCAGTATTCGCAGGATCTTGTAAACTGGCTTTACGACAAGGCGGAGAAAACGTCGCAGACTTCGAAATCCGACCCGGACAACATTTCCAAGAAGATCACAGCCAAGACGGACAGCAACATGACCACATTCTATGGGAACTACAACAAACTCTCGAAGAGCGATACGAAGTCCACGGCGGCGCGCGGGACACGGCAGTTGGTGCTTGATATGATCCGTGAGTATCAGAAAGCGACGGACAACAAGAGCCAGACCGATGCGGAGAAGGAAGTCTATGCGATCTGCGAGGCGCACGGCGATGTGGACATTCTTCCGGGCGTGATGAATACCAGCATCAAAGACGCGGATGGCAAGGAATACACGCTGAGCGCGGTGGATTATGTGGAGTTCCAGACGGACTATCTCGGAATCTATTGGGAAAGTGTGTCTCAGGCGCTGGACGGCGTGAAGGGAGACGCGCAGCGATATTCCGTATTGAAATCCGTCAAGGACGCTTCGAAGGAACAGGCGAAGGTGCGGGCGCTCAAACGGATGGGCGCAAAGACTACCACAGCTTGGGGAGATAAGTATTCCGGCGCAAGCACATACGATGTGGCATACTTCAAGGCCAACGCAGACGCAGACGGGAATGGATCGATTTCTCAGGCGGAGGCTGAAGCGCTTCTGCGGAAGATGGATCTGACAAACGCGGAACGCGCGGATCTATGGGCCGCGACAAACAAGGCATGGGCAGAGAAGAACAATCCATTCCGATAAGAAAGAATCCGGCGGGAAACCGCCGGATTTTCTCTGTTTACGGGGTGAAGCGCGTGTAATTTGCTGGTATGCTGGAGGTATCGAATGGAGGTGTTGCGATGGAGTTCTCGAAGAAGTGGCTACTTGGCAGCGGCATTGCGAGTGCGATTCTGGTCATTCTCTGTGCCTTCGGTCTGCCGCTGATGGAGATCACGCTGGCCGTCATTGCGGAGACAACGGCTTGCAGCGGTTTTTATCTGTGGAAGGCCAAGAACGAGAACCGCAGTAAATACGCGATCAAGTACATCAAGAGTTTGCCGGAAACGTATACGGCAGAGGAAAAGGCACGGTTTTTGGAGATCGTGCTGAAAGACTGAAAGGAGTTACTTATGAACGAAAAGAAATTTTTTGAACTGGTGAAAAATCTGGTGGCGGATTACACCAACGAACTCATTGCCGAAAACAGCACCCTCCAAGTCTCCCCGGATGACGTCTATGTCGTCTGGTTCTGCAAAACGCTTCAGAACTGGAAGGCGCTTGCGTCAACGACGCTGGTTGACGGGATGTATTATGAGCTGACGCTCAACGGCGACAAACAGGAAATTTATCTCGATGCTTACAAGAAGTTCGAGAACCGGGCAATCAAAGTGGAGGGTTGATTATGGACAAAATTATGAAACGGCTGTCAAATCTGCTGAGCGTGAAGTCGCTGGTGACGCTGCTGCTGACGGTGGTGTTCACGGTGCTGGCGCTGCGGGGTGATATCACAGGGAAAGACTTTTTGACGATCTTCCTGATGGTAATCACGTTCTATTTCGGCACGCAGTCGCAGAAGGCACAGGACGCGATGGATGCGAAGGGTGATAGTGATGGTACCAATTAAAACGATGCTGGCCCATCGGGCCAACTACGGCACGAAACGCGGCGGGCCCATTGAGTGGCTGGTCATGCACTACACGGCCAACGACGGGGATTCCGATACCAGCAACGGCAAGTACTTCCAGAAGCCGCTCAATCCTGTGGCAAGCGCCCACTTTTTCGTGGATGATGATTCCATCACGATCTCCGTGCCGGAGGACTATGTAGCCTTCCACTGCGGCGCGTATCATTACACACACCCATTCTGCCGGAACTACAATTCCATCGGGATTGAGATGTGCGACACGAAGCGGGATGGGCGCGTGATGGCGACGGACAGAACGATTGCCAATGCTGCTGATCTGGCTGCGATGCTCTGCGAAAAGTACAACATCCCGGTCAATCGCATCATCCGGCACTACGACGTGACCGGGAAGCTCTGCCCCAAGTATTGGGTGGAAGATCCGCTGGGGATCGTAAAATTCCGTGAGATGGTAAAGGAGAGAGTTGAAATGGTAACGAAAGCGAAGATGATCGTCGATGGACGAGAAATCGAAGTGGAGCGGATCTTGAAGAACGGGACGAACTACATTAAGATCCGTGACATCGCAAAGGCGCTGGATCTCGAAGTGTCGAACAAGGGCAATGTCCCGATCCTGAATCACAAAGGAGGCTAAACGATGCGGCGCGGCTGGCCAGACTTGCCGCGCAGCGAGTGGGAGCGTTTGATCTCTG